TAAAATCTTTGATACTGCTGTCAATCGGAACCTTTTCAAACATACTGCCGTAGTCTGGTGTAGAAGCTCCACCTCCGCCGCCAGAACCGCCGCCGTTATTATCTTTCTGCTGAATGATATTCAGTTCGTCAATTCCTGTAGTAGCGTCTTTAATGTCCTTTGCTGCCTGTTTTGCCGCTTTTCCTGCACCGCCTACAGCAGAACCATAAGAAACTGCCTGCTTCTTTGCTCTTGTGAAGAAACTTGCTCCGCTGAGCCTTGCAAAAAACTGATTAATGACGTTTAATAGCGCAACAAACTTGCCAATGAGATAATCTACAGCCGGGGCAATCGCATTGATGATAGGCGCAACCATAGCTCCCATGGAGTTTTTGAGGTACTGGAAAGAAGAAGCGAGAGAATCCATACTTCCTTTGAACGTACCACCCATGAGAGAGCTATACTGATACAGGTTGTTGATACCTTCTTTAATAGAGCCAGTAAGTTGTGAGAAGAATGCCCGGATTGCCCGGTACATTGCAATTCTTCCAAAAGAGCGAAGCAGTCCTGTGACAGCTTTAGCAGCCGCCTCAAAGTGTTCTTTTAAACTTCCGAGAGCTTTAAAAGGCGCTGTAATCGGAGAAAGTAAAACACTTCCCCCTATCTTCATTGCTTGCTTTGCAAGTTTCCCGAACTCATTAGCCGCTGAACTTACAGAAGATTTCAACTTATTGAGAGCAGAACTTCCAAGCGAACCGAGAGCGTTTTTAATAGTGCTTCCGGCACTTGCGGCTTTCGTCTTAATAGAACTAAGAATGTTTGCAAGTTTCCCAGCACTGTTCGTAGCTTCTTGTGTGCCGCCCTGTGCCGTTTCTACTCCACTTTCTTTCGGAGTAACAGATGCCTCCTGCGGAGTCGTGGAATTCATCTTCGGAACAATACTTTGTGCTTTAACAATTCTCGCTACATCCTTCAGCGAACCAGGCACGGAGGATAGGTTTTTCAGAGAATCAGCAAGCCGATTGATACTGTCAATCGTGGCATCACTGATCTTGATATTGGAGATAGCAGACAGATTTTCAGACAGAGATTTTAACCCGTTGCCTTTAATAGCAGACTTCAAAGACTGCAAAGTAGAAATAAGTCCATTCAAGCTCTGAGAAGCTTTTCCGGAATCAGCACTTATATCAAATTGGAGTCCTTCAATCTGTACGTCCGCCATTGTCTACCTCCTTTCCTTTCAAGCTCATGTTTATAGCAATCATCCGCTGTTTCATGATTTCCTTATCGTGTTCCATCTTCTTCTTTTCCGCTTCTTTCTTCTGTCTCATACTCTGAGCTTCGGTAATCGGAATTGGTGATTCACGATACGGAATCGGTTCGTGTTTCTTACTCATGGGATTAAGAATAGGAGAAGCGTTACAGATTGCTTCATAGATATATAATCCCTGTAGCCACATATCGTTGTTCCGTTGTTCTAGCTTTTTCCGGTATGCTTCTCTGTAGTACTTTGCCATCCAACAATCACCGTGCCAGTAATCGTTGTATGACATCCCTATACTCATGTAGTAAGAACACTGCTCTTCAAATGTTTTCCCGTAACGAAAATCCGCAGATGAATTGTCTTTCGACTTCCCATCTGCGGACAGAAGGGAATCAGAACTCGTTACCCGTCCACTTCCCAATTCACGTTTTTTGAACTCTTCTCCGGTTCGTCCATAAGGGAGAGCATCGGTTCATTGTACATTTCACCAAGAGTCTTCAAGAGCTTTTCCTTATTCGGCATAGCGTCATAAATCGCACTGATAGTTTCCTGCTTTGTGAACCTGTGGTGCTCCCGGAAAGCTCCTGCAAAGAGCTTCGGAATCATTGTCATAGGCTTTCGGTCTACATCGTCAATAACAAAGCCCTCATTTTCCATCTGCTGAATTGTTGCTCTTGTAAATTCAAGAGTGTAATCTACGCCGTCATACGTGAATTTAATCTGTTTAGCCATTGCCTTTTCTCCTTATTCTTAAAATAGGTGTTTACTCCGAAAGTGAAATTGCCTTAGACGGAGTAATTGTAATCTTAATTTTTCTTGCTGCGTTCACATCACCACTGGTAACATAAACAGAAAGACTTCCATTGAAGTCGAACTTTCCCTCTGAACCTGTTGGAATAACCGTTCCGTCTGTGTTTTCTGTACCGCCGAACCACACAGAATAACTATCGTCCTTACCCTCAAGTGCTTTGAGTGCCTTATAAGCCGCAAGATCGTAGAACGCATCAAATTCCAGTGCTTCAAGCTTCTGGATGCCGTCAACGTAAACATTCATCTTGTCAGAAAGAGTTGTTACATCAATCTGCTCTGGCTTACCGCCAAGGTCTGGATACCCAGAAATGTCTACGAGCTTTTCATAAGATGCTTCTTTCTTATGCATAAGAAAACTCTTATATGTAGAAGTTGCCATTTTAATTACCTCCTGTAAAAATGCTTACCGTCTGTAACCACCCTGTAAGTGGCTACAATTCTATAAATCTTTGAGTCCTGTGTGTTCGACATTGGAGTTTGTGCTGTACGGATAAAATTCATCCGATACAGCAAGTCTCCGATAAATGCCATAATCTTTTTACATTCAGACTTCTTTGTACTTGCCTTATTGCTGTATGCATTGATCGTGAATACAGCCATTGCAAAATTCTCTTTACCGCTGCCATCTTGCAAGTCCTCAATCGGATAGCTGTCTGTCTGCTCAATCGTCACAAACGGAAAAGTAGTAGGAGAATCAACGTAAGTCCCGCTTACTTCAATCTTCGGAAACTGCTTTTTTAGTGCTTCTTCGACTCTTGTATATACTTCATTTTCACAATCAATCATACAAAGCACCTCTTCGCAACTTCTTCAAATCTCTGCTGTAGTTCTCTCACTGTGAGATACATACTCATGTTTGCCGGGTTTCCGTAGGTATGAACCATTCCTGCGTGTTTCCCTTCTGTGATGATCTCTCCATTTGTTCCCGGTTCTCCGTTGTATCTCCACCCTTTCGGGTTACGTCCTAGCTTATATCCGTATTCTCCGTGAATCATGCCGTTTTGAGCACCTTCCGGGTGACTATTTGGATATTTAATACCAGAGCCAAACTCAATGAATAGAACCGAACTTCCGACTGCTACAACTGCGACTTTGTTCTTCTCTTCCTGCTTCACAGAAACAGATACATCATTTGTACCGTCATACTGTGCAGACTGGAACTTTGCTGTAGCAACCTGTACTCCTATATCTCCAAGCTCTTTCAGAAATTCCTTCGTACATTTTTCAAGCCATTTCTTGTACTCTTTAACTTCTTTAATTGCTTTATTGATACTGTCCTCTGTAAGTGACAAATGAATGACTTTCTTACTCATGATACAGTCACCTTGCTTATTGCATATGAGATACAGTTCAGAGACTTTGCTACTTTTCGTATTCTGTAATCTGGTAAAGGATTTCCGTCTGCATCCTCCTCCGGAGATTTATCCACAAACAGAACACTGTTTTCATCAATCGGACATTTCATATCGTCCGTAACAACTGCCTTGTCATAGCTGTCTAGATTTCCAAACATTTCTATCTGTGTCTTGCCCGATGCAGGAGAAACAGAACACCTCAATTCCTTCGGTTCAGAGTACGCTACAGTCTTTTCACCCGTCTTATTTCCGTCTTCATCCAGAACGTCTTTTTGTCCCTCATACAATCTGTAATAGATTGTCCTGGTATTACGGTTCAGAAGTTTCATTGTGAATCCTCCCCGTCATAGGCGTTATCCGTCTGAGAAGTGATGCAGGAATATCGCCGCTTTCATAGCTCCGGGAAACACCGTTCTCTTTGTGAGAAGTTTCTCCCTCTGCTCCACGCTTGTTCAGCATGTAGGCAGCTACTTCAACGTGTACTCCGTCATACTTCTTTGGAAGTTCTGTTTCATCTTGAGAAAACGGATAAGCGTGATACAGAATCACGTTTTTCGCAAGCAATAAATAAGTGGACAGCGTGTCAGCATCAGTTTCACCCGTCATACTTTTCAGCATTGCGATTTTCTCTGTGTCTGTCATACTGTCCACTTCCTTTCATCAGCCCGCAGAAACAGTGAGCTTGACTGCCTTAGTAGCATCCGTAAGTGCCGCAAGGTAATACTTTCTAGACCAGATAGTGTTCTCTCTGGTATCAGAATTTCTATCCTGCTCTACCTCAACACCACGCTTATTGAAAAGCGTAACTGCATCGGGAGTGGCAACATAGATGGTTCCTGCCGTTGCGTCCTTCTTTGTGTAGAGAGTTACACCGCCGAGAGTGCCGACATAGCCGCTTCTCACGAAAGACTCAACATACTTGAGTTCGTCTGCTGCGTTCTTTCGGATAGCTGCCAT